CAAATCAATGTTAGTGGCTACTTCCATAAAGGGCGTGTATGGGGGGCAGGGGCCGGGACGCTTGTGTTCTTAGCACCTTAAAAATATCTCAGAGGAATTATGAGAAGGAGACTACTGTCGACTAATTCGGAGGACTCCTTAAGATTACACCTATACAGGTAGAGGCCAATATATATAAATCACGTGATCGCTCGTTACATACAAGGGTAACTAGTCTCATAACTCGCTCTACTAATCATACTATCTCCTACGTTACATCATGATACTATACAGGTCTTATCTTCTACCTTCTTCTTATATTTATAACTGATTTAAAATAATTTAAAAATAAATTGAACTTTTTCCAACTTTTGTTGTCTAATATAGTATCTTTAAAAAGAAGAGTTAAAAAGAAGTCAATAAAGAAGTTAATGAGAAGCATGACTATGTATCATGATAAGGATGTATCCTATACATAAAGAATTTAGAAATGGGTTCGCTACCCACCCAAGCCGAAACAAAGTATGCGGTAGAGGGTAGCACTAATTCAAATAGAGGAGATAAGCCATTGGCTAAGATTACAATAGCAGATGTTAGCGGTGGGTATAACCTGCAACAAGATGTTAACGCTCGGTTCCAACAAGTAGAGGATGCCCTTAATACGAATGTGTTATGGCGAACAGCGGTTATGGGTGAGTCCAATAACATGGATCACGATCTAGATGCTGACAGCAATGATCTACTCAATGTCAATAGTATCGATGCTACTAATATCCTATCAGGTGGTATAGACATTATAGCACAGGTTGATGCAGCAGAGTTAGCAGCAACACAACAAGCTTCATCAGCAGCAGACAGTGCAATAGCAGCGGCGGCTAGTGCTGTAACAGCTAACAATGGTGTAGCTACGATAGGAGCTAGTGAGGCAGCAGCAGCTCAATCAGCAATAGATTCAGAAGCCTCCAATCAATCAGCAATCAATGCTTACAACCAATCAATAATTCAAGTAGGTCTAGCTGAGGATGAGGTAGCTAAGTGTGTAGTCCAAGTAGGACTAGCAGCTGATGAGGTTCAACTAGCTAACGATCAAGTGCAACTAGCAGGGGCACAAGCTACCATAGCTACAGGTGCAGCTGGTACAGCAAGTGCTGATGCAGTCATCGCAGCTAACGGTGCATTCCAAGTTGGAGAGGCAGAGACACGAATTAACAATGCTATCGCTGTGTTAGATATGACTGGTATCATTGGCCCCGGTGATGATGATGCAGTATCAAACGCTAACCTTCAGATAGAGTTAGCTGCTTTAGAACCATTGGTTACTGTGAACAACAACGAGTTGATGAATAGTGATTTTGAAGTAGATCAACGTGATGGTGAGATCACAACACTAGACGGTGTAACCCCGCAAGGTTATATAGCAGATAGATGGCTTATGGCACGTGGAGGTACTTCTGGAAGTATTACTCCCCAGCTTAGAGATGACTCCTCGGTAGTCAACCTACTATCAGGTCGTAAGAATTGTAAGATTATTGAGATGGATTACACAAGCCTTAACGCTACGAATGGTGTTGCTGGACTGATACAGAGGATTGAGAATGTTAAAACCTTACTACGTTCGCGTTCAGATGCACCAGCTAAGAATCTAACAGTATCCTTCCTAGCTAATGGTGCGGAAACTAATCAGAAAGTTCTAGTACTTATCAATGCTAACCACGGTACTGGCGGTTCGGCTCCTACAACTATCGAAGCAACTCCTGTAGATATTGATGGTACGTGGACACAGTACGAAGTTACCATACCCTTAACCGATCTAGGTACTACGACTGTTACTGATGACTCGTACTGGGCTCTAGAGTTCTATACCTATGCAGGCACAGACTTCTTCGGTGGTAGTATTAATGCTAACCCTACAGCTGTTGTACAGTTAGCTAATATTAAAGCAGAGATAGGTGATGTAGCTACTCCACTTATAACCTTACCTTTCGGTGAGAACCTAGCACAGTGTGAGCGATACTATCAGAAGTCTTATAACTATGAAGATGGGCCGCAAGCTGTAACAGCCGTAGGGTCTTATATTTACGAAGGTACAGGGTTGATCACCCCTGTTACACAGGTTACGTTTGGTACGAGGATGTATGCTACACCTACTATATCCGTCTATAGTCCCATTACAGGCACTTTGACAACGATGAGAAATGATGGCATAGTCTCCGACATATCAGCTATTGTCTATAATCCCGGACAGACGGGCACAGGTGTATACGCATCAGGAACACCAGCAGCTGGTGATGACTTACGATTCCACTGGGTAGCAGAGGCGGAGATATAATATGAAGATATACAAGCAATTAGAAAGCGGTTTATATGATCTAGATGGCAAGACTGTCCCTGACTGTAAGGGCAATCGTGATTACAAGACTATGAAGCAAGAGGTGCTGGAAGCTAAGGCTATCATCATCAACTACGTTAAACCAGAGACTGATCTCGAAGCAGAGGTACGTGCTAAGCGTGATGAACGTTTAGTTAAAGAGATTGACATCTACTCCGGTATTCGTTGGGCAGCATGTACTACGTATCAGAAAGGTCTACTCAATGACTTACGTGAGATGCTATTAAACATTACAGATCAAGAAGGCTTCCCTACTGAGGTAGAGTGGCCTATCAAAGTTAACTTTTAAGGAGACACTATGTCTAAGTTCAAAGGTACACAAGGCCACTGGCTAACAAAGAAGTTGTTCTTGGAGACATGCCAAGGGGACTTAGACCGTGTCCTGTACACGCTACGTGAAGACGATACAACATACCGTGGTATCACTTATCCTTCTATCCAACGTATCTTCGTTGAGCTTGAAGACCCCACAGAGTATCGTATTGCTAAGGAGCACTTCGGTTCTTGGAAGCATTGGATCATACTCTCTGAGGGTATCCTAAAGAATCGGGTAGAGGAGTGGAGGGATGAACTTGAAGTTCGTCTACGCTCAGTAGGCTTACGTCAGATACGAGTATTAGCTAAGGGTGGGTGCAAGTCATCTGCTAAGATACTTCTAGACAAGGGTTGGGATCGTCGAAAGGCTGGTGCCCCATCTAAGGTTGAGAAGGAAGCAGAACTTAAAGCGGCAACTAAGATAGTGTCTATTGTCGATGGAGACTTACAACGATTAGGATTATAATATGACCGATAAGAAACAAGTGGTAAGGGAAGCAGCGGAGGCTGATCTTCGTATCTTCGCCAAGCTAGTTAACCCTCACCGCGTGTACGGTCAAATACATTTAGATACGTTCAAGTGGTGGATGGATTTAGAGGCTGATGAGAAAGACAACTCAGTCCTGCTATTACCACGAGATCATCAGAAGAGTCACTGTGCTGCTGTTAAGGCTGCATGGTTGATCACAAGATTCCCAGCTGATACCATACTATACGTATCGGCAACAAGCGCTTTAGCTGAGAAGCAGTTGAAGGCTATCAAAGATATATTAACCTGTGATATCTATACTTACTACTGGCCTGAGATGCTAGAGCGTGAGGAAGGTAAGAGGGAGAAGTGGACTAACACTGAGGTATGTGTTGATCACCCTAAGCGTAAGCAGGAAGGCGTACGAGACTCAACAGTCTTTGCAGCTGGTCTTACTACTAACATCACAGGCTTCCACGCTAACCACGTATTCCTAGATGATATGGTTGTACCTAACAATGCATACACTGAGGAAGGACGACGTAAGGTTACACAGCAATACTCACAGCTAGCTTCGATTGAGAGCACGGGAGCTACTGAGACAGTGGTAGGAACTATCTATCACCCTGCTGATATCTACACAGATTTAAAAGAGATGATGTTACCTATCTTCGATGATGAGGGTGATGTCATAGGAGAGGAAGAGTTATACGACTTCAAGGTTCACGTAGTTGAAACTGATGGTGCCTTCCTTTGGCCTAAAGAGATGAGAGCTGATGGTAAGTTCTACGGGTTCGATAATAAGATACTAGCTATCAAACGAACTAAGTACATAGACAAGACTCAATACTACGCACAGTATTACCAGCAAGCTAACTCAGATGAGAGTAATCGTTTGAGTCGTGATAACTTTCAATACTTTGAACAGAAGTACATAGCCTGTGATAATGGGCAGTGGTCATTCAAGGGTAAGAAGTTAAACATCTATGCAGGTATTGACTTTGCATTCTCCTTAAGCAAGAAAGCGGATTATACTGCTATCGTTGTTATCGGGATAGATTCAGATGGTTACATCTATGTATTAGATATAGCTCGCTTCAAGTCAGACAAGATACAAGGTTACTATGATGAGATCATGGAGCTACACGCTAAGTGGCAGTTCAAGAAGATGAGGGCTGAGGTATCAGTTGCTCAACAGATTATCGTAAACGACATCAAGGATATGTTCAGGGCTAACGGTCAGACGATTGTAGTTGATGAGTATCGTCCATCACGTCATGAAGGTTCTAAGTTAGAACGGATGGCAGCTACGTTAGAACCAAGATATGAGAACAATACAATATGGCATTACAAGGGTGGTTGGACTTCTATCTTAGAAGAGGAGCTAGTGTTAGCTCGTCCCCCTCATGATGATATAAAGGATTGCCTTGCATCTGTTATCGCTATTGCAGTAGCTCCTCGGAGAGCACGTATGGATAGTGGAACCAGACATAACGTAGTACAAATTAACAGCCGATTCGGCGGGGTAGCATTTAGATGACAGGTCAAGCACTACAAATTGAAGATATCATCGGTTCTGAATCACTAGCTGAACAGATATCGATGAACTGGTCTACACTTAATAACCAACGTATTCCATGGGTATCAGAGAAGAGAGAGTTACGTGATTACGTATTCGCTACTGATACTACTACAACAACCAATCAAGATAGTGGATGGAAGAATAGTACAACACTTCCTAAGCTATGTTCGATACGAGACAACTTACATTCAAACTATATTGCAGCTGCATTCCCAAATGATAACTGGCTACAATGGGAGGCATATACAAGTGAAGACAACGAAGCAAACAAACGTACAGCAATCCAAGCCTATATGTCCAACAAGGTTCGAGAGGGTAACAGCCGTACTGTCATTTCTCAATTGCTATATGATTACATTGACTACGGTAATGCCTTCGCTGATGTAGAGTATGTTAACGAGACTAAGTTAGATGAACAAACACTAGAAGTAGTACCCGGATTTATTGGGCCACGTATTGTTCGTATCAGTCCACTTGATATCGTGTTCAACCCAACAGCTTCTCGCTTTGAAGATAGCTACAAGATCGTACGAAGCCTCAAGAGCTTAGGTGATCTAGCTCGTGATGTAGAGGATAGACCTGAAGAAGCAATGCTACAGGAAGCCTTAGACAAAGCCTTAGAGACACGTAGTAAGTTAGGTGGTATTGATCATGCAGATTTTGATAAGTCAGCAGGGTATACAGTAGATGGCTTTGGTAACTTACGAGAGTATTACCAATCAGGCTACGTAGAGATACTACGCTTCGAAGGAGATATCTTTGATAATGTTAGTGGTACTTTACATCGTAATCGACGCATTACTATTATTGATAGGGCGTACGTATTATCTAACGATCCCTTACCTTCTTGGTCTATTGGATCAAACATACGACACGTGGGTTGGAGACTTCGTCCTGACAATCTATATGCAATGGGCCCACTGGATAATCTAGTTGGTATGCAATATCGTATTGATCACCTTGAGAATCTTAAGGCTGATATCTTTGATATGATTGCAGCTCCACCATTAGTTATTAAGGGTGATGTTGATCCATTTACTTGGGGGCCATACGAACAAATACACATTGATGGTGATGGTAGTGTTACATCATTAGCTCCACCAAGCCAAGCACTACAAGCTGATCTTCAGATTCAAACATTAGAAGCTAAGATGGAAGAGTTTGCAGGAGCACCTAAGAATGCAATGGGAGTACGAACTCCGGGGGAGAAGACAGCCTTTGAAGTGCAGTCCTTACAGAATGCATCAGGTCGTATCTTCCAAGAGAAGATTACAAACTTCGAGATCATGTTACTTGAACCATTACTTAATGATATGTTAGAGTTAGCAGTACGTCACTTAGATACGAACGATATCGTACGTGTGATGGATGATGATCTAGGTGTAGCAGAGTTCTTAAACATAACCAAGGCTGATATCACAGCTAAGGGTAAGTTAAGACCTGTTGGTGCTAGACACTTCGCAGCTCAAGCTCAACTAGTACAGAACCTTACAGGGCTTCTAGGTGGTGCATTGGGTGGCATAGTTCAACCACACGTATCAGGTAAGAAGTTGTCAACTCTAGTAGAGGGTGCATTGAACTTAGAAAGGTTCTCATTATTCTCACCTAACGTTAAGATATTCGAGGATCAAGAAACACAAGAGCTTATGAATCAAGCACAAGAGGATGTAGCTGTTAATCAAGCTACCCCTATAGAAGAGGAGGGTATCCCTTTTGAAGAGTAAGTTTATCAGTGGCATACCGAAAGAGGAACAGGAAGAACTAGAAGAGTTGTTCAGGTTAGCTCGGCCAGTACGTGAGAGATTATCGACGCTTATGGAGAAGAAGGCTAAGGCTGCTAATTCGAATATGAAGGATCAGTATGAGTCAGCTTCATGGGCATACAAACAAGCAGACTTGAATGGTTACTTACGAGCCATCAAAGATTTACTAACTTATTTAGAGGATTAACCTTATGACAGATTCAGTATTCGCACCAGCTACCCCTGATGTGACACCTGTAGTAGCACCAGTAGAAGCCCCAGTTGCTCCTGCTCCGGTAGCTACACCCGATACATTGTTCGCTGACCAGCTTGCAGGTATCAAAAACCCTGATGGATTACAGAAGTATGCTAGTGTAGGTGATGCCCTTACAGGCGCTGCTAACGCACAAACATATATCGCACAGTTACAAGAACAGTTAGCTACTGCTCAAGCCGCTGCCGATAAAGCTGTTAACCAACAGGAAATAATGGACGCACTGAAACCAACTACGCCAGAGACAGTAATACCTGCTGTTACAGGATTAGGGGAAGAGGATGCAGCCGCGCTATTCGCTAAACTAATGAACGATCAGAAAGTACAAACGACAAATGAATCTAACGAACGTGATGTGTCGAGTGCTGTGATCGCTCAGTACGGCGACAAAGCAAAAGAGGTAATGGTAGCTAAGGCTGCCCAGTTAGGAGTTACAATGGAATATCTCCAAGATGTTTCACGTACCTCACCAGCAGCAGCAAAACAGCTACTAGGACTTAGCTCAACCGCTCCTACGGCCTTACCGACGGGTGGTAGTATCAACCCTACGGCCTTGCAACAACAGGTGCCTGACGCTCCTGCCAGAACCTTCAAGATGACGGGCCATGGCTCGAAAGATCTGATGGCTGAGTGGAATCGTAATGCAGCTATTGTAGCAGCAAAATATAAATAAACTGTAACACAAACTAAACTTTAAAAAGGTAATTAATTATGTCTCATGCTATGACTCAAAACTCTGCAAACTCAGCTGCTTTTATCGAAGCTGAAGTGTATTCTCAGTTCATGTTGGATAACCTAGATGATGGTTTCCTTCCTACTCAGTTCTATCGTAACGTGTCAGACTTCAATAGTGGTTCTACTTTAAACATTAAGACCATCGGTACTGTAGCGCTACAAGAAGTTGCTGAGGGAACTCCTTTAATCTACAACCCAATTGATACTGGTAACGTTCAATTATCTATCAGTGATTACGCTGGTGATGCTTGGGCTATCTCTGACATCCTTCGTCAAGACGGTGCTCAAGTTGAACAGCTAATGGCTTCTCGTGCAATGGAAAGTACTCGTGCATTCCAAGTTGATGCTGAGTCTCGTTTCCTACGTACTTCTGCTCAAGCTGTTACAGATACTAACACTATCAACGGTTTCGCTCACAACTATGTAGCTACTGGTACTAACAGTACTCTTATCCTAGCTGACATCATCTCTATGGGTCTTGCTTTTGATAAAGCTAACGTACCTACTGTAGGTCGTGTAATGGTTGTTGATCCAGTTGTTGCTGCTACTATGCAGTTGTTCTTCACTGCTAACTACCAAGCTAACAGCTCTCCTAAGTTCACTTCTATGCTAGAGTCTAGCTTCGTGAATGAGGGTCGCTTCGTAACTAACTTGTACGGTTTCGATATCTACACTTCTAACCGTCTACACATCGTAGAAGCTGGTGAGACTTCTGAAGGTTCTACTGGTCAGGTTGCTAACATCGCAATGTGTGTTGCTGATGATAACTGTAAGCCTCTTATGTATGCTTCTCGTCAGGCTCCAATGGCTGAGACTTCACGTAACAAGGACTTGCGTCAAGATGAGTTCATCGTAACAGCTCGTGATGGCTTCGGCATCCAGCGTAACGATACCATCGGTGTTATCTTCACTTCAGCTACTGCAACTAGCTAATAGTATAGGGGACTTAATTGTCCCTTACTTATACAACTTATTCTAATTTTTAAAAAGGTAATAATTATATGTCTTACTCTCAAAATGCAAACGGCCTTGGTGTTCGTCAAACTTTCGGTGCTGCTGAACGTGGTGATACTATCGTAGCTGGTGGTTACATTTCAGCTGGCCCATTACAAACTGTCATAATCGCTTTCGACTTCGAAGATCTTCAAGAAGATTTCTTAGATGTCTTCCTTCCTGCTGGTGCTCAGATTGTAGAAGCGTCTCTGTACCAAGAGATAGGTTTCGCATCTGCTGGCGCTGCTGTTCTAGAGCTCGGTACAAAGGGCTCTGAAGCTACTAACGGTATCTCATGGCCTGTAGGTGGTTTAGGTAATGATAACTCTGTAGTAGCTGGCGATGCTGCTGTTGGTACTTGGGTTGCCCCACTTCTTGCTGACACCGCTATTGGTTTGACTGACAGTGTTGCTGATATGGGAATTGGTAAAGGAAAGATCACTCTTACTTACCGCGTTTAGATAATAGAGCCCGCCTAGTATAATGCTAGAGCGGGCTTTCTTGGTTTACTGATATAAGGAAAAAGTATTATGCAAGACACCTCAGTAACAGTACAAGGATCTCAGATAGGGCAAGCATCTAGACACTATAACTTAGGCGGAACTGAAACTACATTGATTCCGGTAGCTGATGCAACAGGAACACCCTTCGAGTCTGAAGAAGTATCCGGTACAACAGAACGATCTTACTTCACAGTATTGTTATGGAATGCAGGAGCTCCACTTACAACAGATACAGGTACTATAACGATACAAGGTAGAGCCTCTACGGATTCTCACTGGCAGGACATTAATAACGGTTCATTCAATGCATCTACTCTAAGTGATGCTACTCGTGTACAACCAGCAGCCTCTGGCCCTATGCGTCAATGGCGATTACTATTAGCAGGAACTACAACAGCTACACACGTATCGGCTTTTGTAGATAAATATGTATAACACAGCGGCAGCAAGTCTGCCCATAGGATCACCACCTCTGTTTGGTATAGCCTCAGTTGGTGGAGGAGGAGGCACACGTGAATTCTTCTACAACGAGGGTCTTGTTAATAACATGATAATCCCCAAGATTCCTTTGACTGAGAACTACAATATCACATTTGATATATGGCACCCAAATGTTATTGGTGCATCTCAGATCATACTTAGTGATGATGTAGCTCTTAATGAGTACATCTTCCTGAGTACTAACGGAAGGATAACAGTATCAACTTCTGGTGGTGCTGTAGAATTGGACGGTGCGGTGCTGAGTGCTGAGTATACCACAATCAGAGTCCTGAAGGCAGAAGGAACTTTGCGAATCGAGAGTACGGCGAGTGGCGGTATATCCAACCAAGATAACGTAGCTCAGATATCTAAGTTAGGTATTAGAAAGATCGGAAGATACAGTTCTGACAGTCTTAGGTTTGTCGGTGTTCTAGCTAATATGCATGTTGAGGATCTTACGATAAGTAAAGATTACTTCTATGCTATGGATGATGGACACAGCAATGACTCACTTACCCTCTTGGATACGGGATCAACAGGCGAGGCATGGCATGGGGGCTATCAGGGAGAGGCTCACAACTGGGGGACATTCACACAAGATGAGGATGGTGATTGGGCTGGCGAGAACTTACCTACTCCTAGATCATGGCCATCAGATAAAGTCACAATGGTGGTAGTATGATAAACAATTGCAGTATAACGGAGATACCTTCAGGGCCGTGTATAAGCTGCTCTGAGGTGATCTATGAGGGAAGAGCTATGATGCTACTACCCTACTATGTAGAGGGTGCTGTAGCGTATCCTACGGTCGCTGAGGTGCATATATTACATGCTGCCTCTGACGCTAATCAAATTGAAGGACTCGACGTATACTTAAACAGAGGTAAACGGGATGGCTTATAATTGGCAAAACGGTATAACTAAAACGCAGGAAACAACTCTAGAGCATATAGAATATATAGAGGATATAGGCAGAGTTGTAACTGATGTACCTTTGCAAACAACATTGAACAGCTTCTATATTGGTGGACAGCATGCTATATCATCTGGTGGTGATAACGTATTCCTGACTAACCAATCCACAGATATTGCCTACCAAGGCACCAGAGCAGGTATACGTCGTCAATCAGATGCTGTTAACCAAGACTCTGGTGGTATCATTAGAGCCAGCACAAGACGCTACGGCGATAACCTGATACTGATAGAGACAGTTGGGCCTGAGCATGAAAGTGTTGTTCGTACAGATATAGGTATCTTTACGTTCCCATTTAACATGTCTGTTCATGGTATCGAACTTATCGCTGGGGAGGATATAGCTTCAACGGATGTGATCAGTTGGAACATCTATAATGAGACTAGATCAGAAGGGATTCAATTATATCAACAGCTGCTAACAGGGAGAGCTTATGCAGAAGGAGATCGTATTACATGGTGGTTCGATCATCCTATTGAGATGGACGCAGGAAGTGTAGTAGATAGAGAGACAGTTGTTACCAACACTGATGGCGAGGAGCATCAGCTTCTTGCAAGAGCAGCTGCTGGTGATACAGATGCTGTATATACAATACTGAAGTTTCGTACGTATACAGATGAGATGTTGGCAGAGGATGTAGAAACAAAAACTAGGATAGGGGAATCAGAGTTTACAATGCAGGCACTTATTGCAAGCTATCATCCAGAGATTCCAGAAAGATTAACCATCCATCGAAGAGATGGCAATATGATACAGACCAGAGATGGTGAAGATGTCATATGGGACTTATCAGATTAAAATTGGAGAATAGATTATGGTAGACAAGGTTGTAGGTTCAATAGTAACAGATGTACAAGCTGGTGATTTACTGTTTGTAGATCGTGCAGGACAACTAAGAGAGATGGAGGTTGCAACATTAGGCATAGACCACATCACATTAACAGAGGACGTGGGTGGAGATAAGACTTACACATTATACCGTTCAAGCGATTCCAGTGTTGTATTCGGAACTATCGTAGTAAGAGATGGCGCTGATGGTTCAGGTTCAACATGGCCTGATTACAACAACTTAACACCTTACGGAATAACTGAGGTAGTTGTAGATGATGATGAGCGAGTATATCGTTGCGCTATCAATGGTACTGTTGGTATCAAACCTCAAGTAGGTGGAGTTGTTGATCCTGCTTGGGAGTTGATCAATGTTGGTGGCTTAGCAGTTGCACACGATCCAACACAGAGTTATGGTCTGGGTGATATAGTACTATTGAATAATAAACTGTATGCCCCTTCGTTCCCTATTGTAGCTAGTATACCACTACCTGTACCCTTTGTTGAGGGACGTGCTCAGGATGAATGGTACAACGTAGCAGAGGGGCCAACTGCACCCTTTGATACTGCTGGTATATATGCAATGCATGATGTTGTACGACAAGGTGGTGCTTGGTACCAAGCTAACGGGCCTATGGACGGTACTACAGTTCCTCTTATATTTAATATAGGTGTATTAGCAACAGACTTCAGATCAGTTGGTACTCCGCTAGACGGAAGCTTAGTACAAGGCTTCTTCGATTACAACGATACAGCAACAGCTACAACACCTGTTACAGTGACAGGCGGCGGTAGTGCATACTTAACCAACGATGAGGCTGGTGCGTTCACCAGTAAGACCTACGCACCTTCTGGTGTGACAGATGTGTGGATAGCTGGAGCTACTAACGAGTTTGATTGGTCAGAACTGTCACTAGGTGATACCTTGGATATACGTTTAGATGTTGAGATAGATGTACAATCCGTTAACACAGAGGTTAACATAGTGTTAGAATTAGCTGGTGGAGCTTATACTATCGGCTGGCTTAACCCCATTAACTACAAGAATATAGGTGTGGAAAAGGTTATGTGCTTTAATAGCATATACATGGGAGATACCAGCACCCTTAACGGAGCAGCTAAGTTCCAAGTCTCTGCTGATAAGACTTGTGATGTCAAGGTTAATGGGTGGTATGTACGTATATTCAAATAAAGTTGAAAATAAATTGAACTTAATGGAATATTAGTTGTCTAATTAATCATACAGCCTCAATCATACTAACTTCTTCCTTATTTATTTTAATATAAAGAAGCAGTATGATAAGAGGCTTATTACTTATAAGGATCAATAATGAAACAAACATTACTACAAATAGTACAAAGTATATTAAACGATATGGATGGTGATGAGGTTGGTAGTATCTCTGATACTATTGAATCCTTACAAGTTGCTGAGATAGTTCGTTCAACGTATCAATTTCTGTCGTCTAATAAAGAATGGGCATATCAAAAGAAGTTGTTTGAACTAAATGCTTCTGGTGATAGTTTATTACCTTGCGTTATGTATATACCTGATACCATTAAGAAGGTTGAGATCATTAACTATGATAGACGACCTCTTGGTGTTAACCGTTTAGACTTCCAAGAAGTTAGGTATATAGAACCTGAATACTTCATAGCACGTATGAATAAGTTTGACTCTGAAGATGCAGATACTGTAACAATGGAAGTTGATGGTGTATCTGTTCTTGTACGTAAAACAGGTGCTCCTAAGTATTACACATCGTTCTCTGAGGATACGTTAGTATTTGATTCGTACGATGAAGAAACACAAAGCACATTGGTTCAAGTTCGTACTCAATGTATTGGCTATGAACAGAATACGTTTAGTATGACTGATGGCTTCACACCCTCTATGCCTGATGAAGCATTCATCTTATTGGTTGAAGAGGCGAAGAGTGCATGTAGTTTAAAGCTACGACAAGTACAAGATGCTAAAGCAGAACAAAGAAGTCAATCCCAACAGAGATGGATATCACAGAATGATTGGAAAGTAGGTGGTGGTGTACGTTACCAAAACTATGGTCGGGGCTCCCGAAAGAGTTACTCACCATCTATTTACCGATCTCCACTGTTCCCTAATACAACTGGTCACTAGGAGATACACATATGTCTAAAGAAACTAAAGAGTTAAAAGTACGTAACGCACCATACGGTTCACTGAAGGTAGTTTACTTTGAGGGTGGGGGTGAGGTACCTGCTGCGCTTAACGGTCAGTACACGAGCGTACCTGAAGCTGAGAAGGCTATTATAAAGTATCTAGGGGAGAAGATTGATGTCGCAAAGTCAAGCAAACGTGGAACTAAAGAGCTTTAGTAAGGGTCTTGTTACTGAGGTGAATCCTTTAAGTGGAGACATCTCAACTGCCAGTGCGCTAGAAAACTGGGTACTACATACAGATGGTTCTATTGAAGCTCGCAATGAGTACACCTTTAGACAGTCAGCTGTTAGTACCAGAGATGTGACTGATACATTTCAACCTCATCTTTATATATGGGAGAATCCTTCCGAGTCAACACAACCTTTGTTATGTGTATTCATGCAGCTAAGGGCTGACTTCTACGAATACAACAAGGATACTGGTATAGGTGCTCTTGTGTATTCATACTTCGGCACTGATGTACGATTACCTATAAGTGTTACAGAGGCTTCTGGTTTATTAATAGCAACAGCTCAGGGTGCTGGTGCATCTCATGGTGATACACACGTTTTAACATGGGATCGTTTAGGGCCAACATCATTCACTCGTGACTTCAAAACTATTCTGATCAATGACTTGTTCGGTATAGATGATGGTTTAGATAATGATGAGCCATTACCTAACACATTCAGTGAGGGTCTTTTCTACGTAAGTGACAGTGTTTCTGAACACGAACAAGTATCTAAATATAATTACAACATGCTTAACGGTGGTTGGACATTAGATACACTTACCTCGTTGGTTCGTACTGGCGTAGAAGGTACAAAGTCTCTGACTATGTCTAGTGGTTTGAATGCTGCTAATCAGTTCGACTATACGTTAGCTGGTGACAGTGCTAAGTTGTACGGTACTGGTCGATCACCTTTTGGTAAGGTTAAGATTAACGTAACAAAGCGTGGAGCTAGTCGTGATTCATATATGGGAACAGTTCCTAGTTCCTCACAAGTCTATACTGTAGTAGAACGGAACGCACTTCCTGTTGGCTCACCTATCTCTACTGTATCATATACAAACTCACATACAATAGTTGATGCAAGTCAATCAGGTCGCTTTATCACACAAGCACATGAAGGACGAGTCTTCTATATAGGTGTTGGTTTCGGTGTTACAGATGGTGACGCCCTTAGTCCAGATTTAAATACGATGTTATTATATTCTCAATCTATTGTGGATCATACATCTATTGTTAAGTGTCACTCTCATAATGACTTAACAGCTGCTGAGGCTAACTCTGTTCTTGCAACAGACGGTGGTTTCGTATCATTACCTAATATCGGTTTAGCTCACGGTATGAGATCAGTAGGTAATAAGTTATTAATATTCTCATCCACTGGTGTGTGGGAGATAAGTTCTGATACAATCTTCAAGTCAACTGATTACTCGGTACGACGTATATCTACTGAGGAAGTTATTGACATGCTAAGTGTCGTCTTAGTAGAGGGTAACATTATGTATTGGGCTAAGTCTGGTATCAAGATGTTAGTACCTGATGAGAGAACAGGACGCCTAGCTGAACAAACAGTGTCAGGTAATATCGATTCATTGTATAGAACATTAGTAGATGTTACTATATATGCAGCTGGTTATGATGCGGTTCAAGGTTATGCTAAGTGGATATACTTGGTGTCTGGTGAGACAGAGTATAAAGAATTACACTTGAACGTTAAGTTAGGTGCATTCGTTACAGCTACTATAGGATCAGGTAACTTAGATGCAGCTACAGATATCCCTCTGATATATATACCTACTAAGTTACAAAGCACTGACGGTGACAGTAACATGGATATACAGACATTCAACTCAGCTTTTAATCAGTTTCGTACATACATTACTGATGGTAACAAGGCTCATGCTAGTATGACTACTAACATAAGTACATTCGGTGATGGTAGTAAGCGTAAGCAAGCAACCTTCTTGAATATGTACTTCAGACAGACGGAACGCAGTGTTGGGGAATTTGGGTTAGAGGATCAATCTAGTTGTTTGACTCGTGTGGCTTGGGATTTCGCAGACCATGAAGATTCAAACAAGTATAGTACTGAGTTCCAAGCTTATAGATTGAAGCGTGTGAACATGCCTACAATGAATGGCCCGTATATTTACGGTAAGGGTGTTGTTGAGACACGAAGTAAGCTACGAGGTTCGGGTAATGCACTTAGCGTCTCGATAAGAACAGAGGGCAGTCACTGTCATCTATACGGACTTAACTTGCACATGTTAGGTAACACTAAGACATAGGAGAAAAGAGATGGCAATAGGATTAGCAATTGCTGCGGGTTCCGCTATATTCCAGAAGCGGCAAGAGAATATTGCAATAGGTAAACAGAACAAGGCAGCTAGAGCTCAGAGGCGTATTGCTAGGGCTCAGGAAGCTCGTAAGAGACGTGCTGCTGTTCAAGAGGCACAGATAGCTAGTGCAGAGGTAGAAGCTGCTGGTGCTGCTACTGGTAGCGGTACATCATCTAATGTGATTGCTGCTAGTACATCTATCGCCTCACAACTTGGAAGCAACTTAAACTTCTTGGCTACTACAACTGAGTTAGCTGATGAGGCAAGTACTGCTTTATCTGGTGCTGCTGATGCACGATCTGTTGGTGCCACTGTTGGTGCTGTAGGTGGTTTAGCCTTGGCAAATGATACACGATTAGATAACTTATTTTTATAGGAGTAATATATGCCAGAAGAAATTACAGGACAGGAAGAGAACACACAGGCACCTGCTCCTGTAGTGGCTCCTGAGAAAGAATTCTATGAGGGTGACTTCGAAGAGACTGATATGCCAGTTAGCTTCTTTGAAGAGGAAGCTCCTTTAAACATGTACGATGTGAGTGTTACATCTGCGGCTAACCAACAACAGTTTGCTGCTACTAATGCTGCTATTGTAGGTATGTCTCGTGGTACAGGTTTTGTTGAGTCGTATGATGAGGCTACCACACTGACACCTGAAGAGGCAAGAGATAAGATTCATTCACTAGCATGGGGTGATGTAGAACAAGAGACTGTAGATGCATTTGATATCCTTACAGAGGATGCTAATGAGTTCCTCACTGAGGATGCTTTGCAGATGCAACAAGATTACAGAGACGATATAGCTAAGCTAGGTGCAACTGATAACGTATTAAACAAGTACCGTGGTTATGCTATGGCATTAGATAATGGTACTAACATGACAGCTGATGAGATAGATGATATCGCATTCGCTAAATATACACAAGATAAGATAGCTGCCATAATGGACGAGGATTACACAGGTAGCGAGATGGCATTAGATCTAGCTGGTCTGTTGTTTGTTCCTGATATGAGCTACAACGCAGCTGAACTAGGTGCTAGCTTAGGTGATGATGCTTATACTGCCAACTACATTAACAGTGCAGAGTTCATATTAAAGGTTCGCTCTGTTGTTGGTAACAATGAGTTACCTATTAAACAACGTATGAACTTCTTTAACTCCTTAGCTGAGCAGATGGAAGATATTGAAAGCAACAAGGTTAAACAGGTAATGCTGTTGATGGGTATTGCTGGTCATGATTCTGAGACTACGTTAGAACTAGACTTAGCGGTAGATAAGGTTGATGTTGCATTAGTGGGTCTTGGTATAGGCGGTCGTATCATGAAGACGATACGTGGCTTAAGCAATTTACACTCACTTAGTAAGGTTGAAGAAGCTAAGACAATCTCTATGGTAGCTGACACAGCTATGCGTTCACCAGATGGTGCTAAGGCTATGGGTGTTCCACAAGCACACGCTGCTGCGGCTGCTGATCCACGCACAGATGCTATTGCTGATATGTTAGAGGGTGCTCCTACTGGTGTAGCTTCTAAGATACGTAATGAGTTAGCCGAGATAGACAGTTTAGCTGATGAAGCTGTTAACATTGTTGATGAGGGTTTAGGTCTTACAGCTAATGATAAGCTTAAGGCAAGTCAGAAGGCTGCTAAACCATTCTTTAAGAACCCTGACATTGAGAACGTTACATTCAAACAGTCTAAGTCTGGTACTACTATTAATTTTGAGATCCCTCAACCTGATGGCACGATGGTTAAAGGCAAGAGTAATGAGATCCCGTTCACAGTTAATGATGTAGGTGATGGTTTCATTGAGGATGGTGCAATGGTAGGAGGAGATACATTCTCTTATATAGCCTCTCCTAATTTAGTACAAGGTAGAGATGCTGCTCGTATAGTCCAGCCATTTGAACGTATTATGTTCCAGTCAAGTAAGATTAAGGATGGCTTCAACAAGGCTATTAACGTAGCTGCTAGTGGCTTAACTAAGACTGAGGCTACTAACGTATCAACTACATTACAAAAGGGTGATGCAGAGGCTAAGGTGTTCTCTTATAAGGAAGCTGTATTAGATGGCATGGGTGCAAACCGTATGTCTGATAAAGAGTATGAAGCTTATGCAGGTATGCGCCGTGTAATGGACAATGCATGGAAGGTTAAGAATATTGAGACACGTAAGACTTTAGTAGCTAAGGGTGCTAAGGAGATTACTATTGATGGTACTAAGTTTATTACTGTGCCTATGGATAGTGTTGGTGCAGCTAAGGCAGCTTATCGTGAGAGTGCTAAGAACATGGTATCTATTCCTAAGCCACCTAAAGGACGTGGAACCTCAGTCACTCATATGACTGACGAGGACATAGCAGAGTTCTATGACAAGGGTTACACCTTAGTCCGTGGTGATACTATGGGAGAGTATTATAAGGTAGGAGATACACAAGCAGCTTGGGCTATGGTTCGTAAGGATGAAGTTAACGAATTACCAGCACAAGTATTGAATAGAGCAGAGGGTTATGTAACACGTACATATAAGAATAACCACTTCTTCCTTAAACAGGATAGACGTGAATCAATTGATGGTAAGATAGCCAACGTAGGTCGTCGTACTATCCGTTACTTTGATAATAATGCTGATGCTGTTGTACACTTAGGTCGTATGAAGGAAGATGCATTACTTAAGGGGGAAGAGTTCGATGAAAAGATGTACCATATCATGGCTGATGGCGAAACCACACCTATGGGACTTGATACTGACGGTGTTGAGCAGTTCGGTGGTCTATATACCGGTAAGCGTGGGGATGAAATACTTAAGTTCGGTTTAGATGGGAAGGAAGGTGAGCGTGTTGATGCTATTGAAGCTATTCAAAACTATACACAACACATTGGCAACCGTTATCCACAAGCTGAGTATAAGATTGGTATCCAAAAGGCATGGATGAATGATGCTCGTAACAAGGGTTTACTTGAACATGGCTTCGGTGGTTCATTTGCTGATGCAAGAGCTGTTGTTGACTCGTCTACCTCTAAGCCTGCTGCTCGTACGAAGTTACTTAATGCACATGATCATATCAGTGACATGGTTAAAGCACCTGACAAGGCTTCTCAGAGAGTTCAAGGGCTACAAAGAGCAGTTGGAGTTAAGCTTGAGAAGGCTGGATGGTCTAAGTCAGCTAAGAAGGTACTGAGTGCAGATGTAATTGACCCAGCTACGTTGATTCGTAAGGCTACATTTACTACTATGCTAGGTACTTGGAATCCAGCCCAGATATTTGTACAAGCAATGGGTGCTACTATCGCATTATCTGTTCATCCAGTGCATGCAGTTAAATCATTCCCTCGTTCATTAGCATTTTGGATGATGGATAACTTAAACGATCCTAAGCAACGTGAAACACTAGGTAAGTTCCTCTCTAATAAGAAGGAGTTAGACTTGGGCACTGACATTGCAGCTGATCATAAGTTATGGTTGAAGACTGGTATGCAGGAGAGTGTGTTGGCAGGTAACGCTGATGTAGCTAACGTTATGCAGGGGCTACCTTATAGTGCTGGTATGATTAAGAAGATGGCTGGTACACACACAGTGTTCTATAAGATGGGTGAACTTGCTAACATGCGTGTCTCATTCAACACAGCACTGAGTAAGTGGAAGGCTAACAACCCTAATAAGGCTGTTGATGATTCTGCATTACAACAGATCATCTCTCGTACTGAACAGTTACGATTACAAATGTCTCCAGCTAACAAGGCTGCATGGCAGAAAGGTAATATGGCTGTACCTACACAGTTTATGCAAGTTAACGCCAAGTTCATGGAAGCATTAGGCGGTCAGAACTTTACCTTTAAAGAGAAGATAAGTATGTTTGCTCTACAAGGTGGTATCTTTGGTACTGCTGGTGTTGTTGGAGCTGACACTATATTCAATCAGATCATGAAGGACGTAAGTGCTGAGGATATGAGCCCTGAAGCATTAGCATTAGCTAAAGAGGGTGTGTTAGGTTGGTTCGCACAGGACATACTTGACATGAATACATCATTAACTTCACGTGCTGCTATTGGTGGACAAGTCTTTGATAAGATTGAAGAGGTTATGTTCGATCAATCAGAGGCTCCTAAGATATTGTTAGGGCCATCTGCTAGTACGGTCGAACGTGCATGGAATGTAGTAGCTACAGCATTGAACGCTGCTAAGATAGGATACCGTACTGAGGAACTGTCATTTAAGGATGTTGGTCAACTTACTAAGTTGGTATCTGAGTCTCTTGCTAGTGTACCTGCTTCTAGTCGTAACGTTCTATTGGCTATGTCATTAGCTAATGGTCAACCTTTCCGTACTAAGACAGGTAAGTATATCTATCAGGAAGATCAGAACATGCAGACACTTGTTATGCAAGGCTTAGGTTTTGGTAATAAGGAGTATGCACAGTACTGGGAAGCTGAGATGGATAATAAGCGCTATCAGAAAGCCAAGAAGGACGCTGTAACAGGTATTGTTAATATGTACCTACCTATGATTAGGGATGCAGAGACTGGCGGAGAGAAGACGCGTGGTTATCAGCTAGGTATTGAGGCTATGTTAACAGCGTTTGGTTCTGAGAAGGATAGAAGGGATATTATGAAGGGTGTTAAGACACGTCTTGCACGTCCTAATGATCCACAAGGTAAGCAGATACGTAAGATATTAGAGAATGCGGGTAGCGAGTTCATGAGAGCTGGCAGTCAGCTTAACTCAAATGTAATTGAGAAACTAGAGGAGGCTAACAATGGCCAGTAATATATTCGCTCCACAACTATCAGATACTACAGCTAACACTTTCGTACAGGGTGCTAATGTTGACACATCAGGTGCTGATTTAATCAGTAAGATTGGTGGATTAGCAGTGGAGGGGGGACGGCAACTAGCTGTCGCCTCTCTTACAGATGGTAGCCTTGATATCGTCCCTAAAGAGGCTCTAGCTTCTATGGAGGAGGTTGACGAGGTTGGACAGTCTATGGCTAACGACAGTATTAATAGCTTAGGTAAGTTGGCTGCTGCTCGTAAGGCAGGCTTACCACTTGCACAGGCTAAGGCTCGTGCTACTTCTATCTTAAAGACAGCAAAGAATGATAATGCCTTCTTCGCTGATGACATTCAGAAGGAATACAACAAGTTCTTCGGAGGTGCTGGTGCATCCATCTTCACACCTACTGCTGAGGAGAAGGCAGAGGCCGAGTATCGTGCCAATGTCACATCAACAGCTCTTAAGCTTGGTGTATCTGAGGAATTAGCTGAACAACGCATCGAAGATAATGAGCAGATGATGTTTGATCAGAAGAAGATAGCATTAACTAAGGCTAGACGTGAGCTTAATGGTGATGAGTATCTATCATTCGCTTCGTCTGCATCCAATGAGGCTCGTATGAACCTCTCTCAGGCGCTTATAGCTGATGTTAATACCAATGGTGCTCTATCACCTCAACGCCTCTTAGAATACAAGCAACAGCTTCCTCTGATTGAATCTAAGTTACATAAGCAGTTACAGAGAATGGCTGGTGGTACAAAGATATCAGCTCGTGCTTATCAGGATGCACGTAAAGAGGTTGATGATACTATATTCTCTCTTAAAGGTTTGATGGACGATAGCGCCATGTTAAATATCGTTAAGGATAACCAGTCTATCCTAAAGAATAACTTTGATAGTGCTGTATTAAAGAACTTCGGTGCTTTAAAGGCTGTTAAGGATAGCATGGGAGAGGTAGGTGTTACTAAGTTACTTACTGCATTCCAAGGGAACGATGAATTAGGTATTGTTCTAGAGAATGATCCCTTCTTTAAGAAGGTTTCGGGTATGGTAGGACAGTTTGAACAGGACATAGCTCACGTCATGGGTAAGGGTGTTAACTCCTTATTCGGTGCAAGTGACCCTGAAGAGAAATTAGCTGAGACTGCTGGTTTTATAACTATGTTAGGTTCTAAGAACTTAGGAAGTGTAGTAGAGGAAGGCTTGAAAGTTAATCCACAAGCTGAGCAGTTGTTTAAGGATGCGGCTATCGACAGCCCCACCTCTATTGCACTACTAGGTAAGGGTGAATACCCAGCTTTGATTGCACGTAATCCAGAACAGTGGCGTAAGCCGTTGGAAAGTAGTCTGGAAGGTGTTGTGAGACAAGCTAAAGCTAACTTAATACTTGCTCAAGGCAACGTACCAAGTGATTTCGATATTCAAGAAGTAGAAGCTGTAAGGAATAGAGGAGCGTTTGGGGTGGGCAGTATAGTTAAGACGATACGTGCATCGGGGACAGGTGTTGACTCCTTAATGCAAGCTAGTGTGCAGTCTATGGCAGGACTAGCTAATAAGTATCCGTATCTATGGAAGGATGAACACGAGTCTAGTCTAGACTACATTCGTAAGCTGTTCAATATTGAGGCAGGAGTTCTACGATGAGTCAGACAGACAATAATACAGCCGAGTTAGGTTATGTAAAAGGGAAACTCGATATGCTAGATAAAAAGGTAGAAGATATAGATGAAAAAGTAGATAAGCTAGGGGACAAGGTCGATACATTGACCGACACTATGAGCATGACAAGGACTGTCGTGATGGGCTTTAAGTGGTTAGTGGCAGGAGGTGCAGGGATGCTAGGGATGAACTCAGATGTAGTACTACGTATGTTAGAACGTTTATTCTAGGCACAAAAAAAGGGGAAGTAAGCGCAATGCCTACCTCCCCTGTGTTTTAACTCTACCCAATGCGTGGGCCTACGCAGATACAACCACCTCCTTGCTCGTTCTGAGCTCCTAAATCACCAATCATCTTTAATAACATTAAGTTCTCCCTGTGTGCCATCTCCAAGTAACATAAAGTTGCAACGAAACATGTAACTAGAATGATTAGTAGTGGTATGGCTATATACATATCACACCTTCACCTGCCGAATCTTCCCACCTGTACAAGCATCTCGTTTAGCTGCCATCTTGATAGCCTCCTTGGGTGTTAGCCCACAATCCAATGCTGTAATAGCGTAATGTCCTCCTGACCCTGCACATGTATCATGATCCATCTCAGTGACAGACATCTTACCATCCTCTGCTGTTAACATGTAAACCTTCTTCTCTTTATGGACAATAGCGAAAGCATTAACCACAATATCTTCTCGAATCTCCCGATCCTCTGTGAAGTATGCAGCTACTGTCTCCTCTCTGTCAGAACATTGACCAGCTAATAAGAATGTAACCCCATCAACTTTGATCTTCTTCTCCATACTATCCGTATAGATATAAGAACCACCTGTTGCACGTGAATCGTAAGCAACTAGGCCCATCTTGTAACTGTATGCTATCGTAGTCATGTTTATTACCTCAATACATTAATTGATTTACCTTGTCAAGTAGGTCTTGGATATGGGGAACCATCCGTTCAGGGTGTCCCTTAACCTCATAGTCCATAACAAAGCAAGCTACCATCTTGTTCGTACCGTATACGTTCAGCTTCACATAGCTGCCATACATATGCGGCATTGGTTCTGCCCTCCATATTAAACGACCGACTTTACTATCTTGCAACGATTATCCCTCCAACTCTTATGTTTAGCAGAGATAGGGTAATCCTTACCTCCGAATAGTGTTACTGCTGCGAACATACACTTCTCTTTCCAAGGTGGTATGTCCCTAAACTTCGTATCCTGTAGCAAATCAAAGAAGATAGCGTCTGCTGTAGGCTTATGATACAATCTCTCATACAAGAAGTCATGTACCATGCTAGCTAATGCAAACTCAGGTGCTAACTTCTCACCTATCAACCAAGTGAAGAGAGAGGGGATACTAGCCCCGTCCCAACTGTACGAAGAAGGTATGGTGATGAACTCCTCAACATCCTTACCCTTGTACCTGTGCCATATACCTACAGTCACAGACTTATTCAAGTAGAAGTGCTTCTTCCCCTTAGTTACCCTATCTAGTAGAGACTCAGGTGTAATGATACACCCAGTAAACTCATCTAGTACACCACAACCCTTATATTTCTTACTCATTAGAAAGACACCGCTGGTGGTTGATTGGCTGCTTCTTGTTGAAGCTGTAAGAGTACGTATAACATATCAATGTTAGCCTCTGCTCTGCTATTAACCTGTTCAAAGTACAGACTGTCCTCAATAGCCATCATTGCACCCCATAGATCGTTCTGAGAGAAGGCATAGAACATATCCTCGAACTTCAGAAGTCCTGCTACCCCCATGTTAAGCCCCATATCCAGTAATACTACCTGAATGTTGGGATGTACCTTATCAAAGTCTTGAATCACTGCATCTAACTGGTCATATGTGGCAACTAAATCACTATACAACAGTTCATTAGCCTCTGTCATACTAAGAATTGCTGGGTTACTACATTCAGTAAGGTGACCGTAACCAATATGGCACAAACCGTTAAGTTCATACACCTCTCCTTCAAATCCCTCAAAAGTTTCTGCTCGTTTGACCGACTCTGCGATAACTCCACCACTAGCTTCGACCTCGCTTCGCGTATCCTCCTGTGAGCTGACCACTCCCTCTTGTACGTGTATGCTTTCATCCTCTGTAATCTCCTGTATGGGTGCTGGTGGGGTGCTGCTTATTAGTCCTGATCCTAGCCCTAAGCCAAGGGCAAGACCCATTATAGCTGCTGCTGCTAACTGTACTAACCTAAACTCGCTCTCATTGTTTCTCATAACCACGACTCTCCATAATTGCTTGAACATAAGGTGCTAACATCTTGTTCTCACCCTTCCAGTTAGTGGTAAGGTAAGCACTACCTGCTGCCTTAGCCTCACTACTCTCGAAACCACCGTTATCCTCTACTGTGTTGATAAACATGGTTGCTACATTGTTTGCTAACACATTCTCGAAGTGAGTTAGTGTGTCATCTACGTATAATAATCTACTCATAGTGCTTTCTCTCCTGTTTCTTTCATACACATCACACCATCCTTGTTGAACTCTATCTCGTGTGCCCTGCACTCGGAAGGTTCCCACTCGGTGAAGCGACATGCTTGTTCGACAGCTAACTCAGCGCTCTTAGCTATCACTCGACAGTGTACCAGTGTTGGGTCTGTGAATGATATCACCTGCCAGTACACATCTCCTGCTGTTGTAGTCATATCATCCCCACTGCTCAAGTAAGCGTTCAAGTGCTACGAACTCTGTGTCATAGTCCAGATACCCGTATCGGTTAGTGTAAGCCTTCATGTAAACAAAGCCTCGCTTCTCTGTGTTGTTAGCACCACGGTATGCCTCATCATGTAGGTAGAAGGAACCAGCACAGATACCAAAGTGTGGCTCACCCTTCAAGTTCTGTCTAGATGCGTACTGATACTGCTGTTGGTGTCCATGTACGAATGAGTGAGGGAACTTGTTCAACTTGTTCTCCATACTACCACCTACTGCACGTCCTGATTGAGCAGACTCCATGTAATGGCTGAAGCACACCTCATTAATCCATAGTGGATCATTCATACCCTTGACTTGCCATCCCTCATTGCGTACCCACTTCTCAATGTCGAAGCATCCCTCTAATACAGGGTTAGCAGCGATGTAACGAGCTAATCGATTCTCATGGTTGCCCATAAGGAAGTGTTTGTTAGGGTTATACTTCTTCTTCTTGCCAATCTTATTACGTAACTTAGTTTCTGCCATGATCTTCTTGAATGCAGAGAATCCACCCTCAAGGTCATCGTATAAGCGAGCACCCTCTTGCTCCTGCTTACTAGCATAGGTAGATAGTGAGCCGAAGTCCCAATGATCTCCGATGTGTACGATGTGTGCTGCCTTCTTCTCCCAGATGAAGCGACTCAGTGCATCGAGGTGCTCAGTAGGGCTATCGTTATCTACTTGTGTGTCTGCGATTACGATGATGTCTTGGTTACGCATTAGGCTGTACCTCTGCTGCTATATATGGTTTGAATTCGAACTCTAACTTTTCCTGTCCCTTGGGCACGATCAACTTGGTCACATCTAGGTGATATATCTTGTTATCGTTGAAGCCATAGTGGAATTGTAAGATGTCGATGAATGGTTTCAAGCAGTTGTCTATGTCAGCTGCTCTATTACTGTAGTATACGTTTACTTTTAAGTCTAGCTCTCCCTCTGGGATGTCATAAGGTGGTAGGATGTCAACGATGTTGCCCGTATACAACCTGTAGTCCTTACTCTTTGTCTTACGTCCAAGGTACGCCTTGTTCTGTGACATGGGTTTAACTGGTACTACTATCATGACCGACCCCCTGATTCTATCATGTAATACTTATTACCCTTCTTCCGTATTTCCTCCTGATCACGCATCAATGTGATTATCCTCTCTGCTGCATCGTGTGTCCTGTACTCCATCTCAACGGTGTGTGTCTCAACACCATCTCTGTCTGTGTTAACACTCATTATAGTGTGCTTCATGGTATCTCCTTAACATCTCTCATCATCCATAGTAGGTGGTGGTTCTCCTTAGCTATGCCCTTGTAGGTAGTAGTTAACCACTTGCCATCCCATGATTGATAGTTAATAGGTTCATCTCCGAACACCTTTAAGTATGTAGCCATGACTGCTGCCTTTAACTCAGCGTATGTAGCACATGCTTCAAGTATTCCCTTAGCCTTCTTAGGCCCAATCCCCGGTACACCCCATATGTTGTCCACTGTATCACCCACCAGCATCTGATATGCCCAGTTGTATGATCCCTCGAACTCTGATATAGTATACAGGGGCTTCTCAGGCTGTCTATCACCACACTTCCATGAGTAATGGTAGCCACGTACCATCCTTAAGTCCTTGTCCCGTGAGCAGATCACTGTGTCGCCATCACCTTGGTACTGAGCTATTGATATAGCATCATCAGCTTCGTATCCCTCAATGACAGTGGCATCATACTTAGCTACCAAGTAATCCCATATCGTTTGATAGTGGTAAGGCTTAGGTGAGTGGCGTGTACCCTTATACTTAAGGATAGTAGCTGTCTCATTACGGAAGTTACCCTTACCAGTTAAGAAGCACTTATAACTTGTTGCTCCCACTGCCTTGAGTATACCTGCTATCCGTGTGTCAATCATCTTCTTAGCTAAGTGAGCAGGATCTGGATGTACATGACGTTCAAGATCATCCGTTTGTAGTCCGACTACATGAGCCTTAGCCTCTGTGATTGTGCCGTAATGCTTCCCCTTATAAGAGAAGGTTACTTGCTCAGTAACAAAGCCTATCTCATAGCAGAGGATGTCCGCATCAATCAGTGCTTTCATCAGCGGCTGCCTCCTCTACATCCATGCGAGCCTCGTTAGCGTTGTACTCCTCCTTGACCTTCTCTATATCAATGTTATCAAAGGTGAATGTAGCAGGACATAGATCATCACTGTCCACACTCACAGGGTAGAGGGCATAACGCCCTGTGCTACCCATCTGTACATACCGTGGTCTAATGGATGACATTGTGCTCATCAGATAACTCCTTAGCTTGCGCTTCCAAGTCAACAAGGCGTTGCTTCTCAGCATCAAAGAGTTGACCATTGCTACGACAGCGTACCTCTGAGGCGTCTTGATAGTCTACCGTGTCATACTCCTTGTTAATCAGTACGTAGTTAATGTCATCCTCGTAGCCCTCGTAATCATCAGACTCTAGTAGGTACACTGCAAAGTACTTCATATCTTTAACTAATATCATTTAGTATCTCCATATTCAAATTCAATTATCATGTCAAGGTAATGCTTAGCCTTGATCAAGTCTTCCTTACCATTCTTATCTTTGTAACGAGTAACATATTTAACTACGTTACCCTGTAAGAATGATAAGCTATTCTTTACGATGTAATCAACAGGCTGGATAGGTAGCTGGTAATGAGCACCCCCTACCTGTGTATCTAATGCTTTGTTAGACATGTTAGTCTCCTTCCAAGGTTCAGGGTTAAGACTAGAATGGGACGTCTTCGTCATCGTCATCTCCGGCCACAGCTGCGGGTGCTGCTTTGCCTGACCCGCTAACCGCTCCGCTAGCCGCTCCCTGTACTGATTGCATTGATCCTGTGTCATCCGTTGGCTTGTAAGATTTACGTGCTTCATCTGCGAACTCCTTAATACCTGTTTCATCTGCATCATCTGCTTCTAAGCAGTAGTCTTTAATCCATTTAGGAAGGTTGTTCCAATCCTCAACCACTGGGTTGTATGCATCAAAGAAGACAGCAGGGTTATGTAATGGTGCGAACTCTCCGTCACGTGGACTACAACGATTAAGTGTACCCATGTTAGCGTACGTCTTACCTTGCCACTCACTGTGTGTCACACCAACCCAGCACTGCATGTTAGGTAAGGACTTTAAATCCTCATCCTCATTAGATGAGAAGCCCATCTTATTCAGCAGATCGAAGCGACCCCCTCGCTCACCACCGTAGTTATTCATTGGTTGTTGGTAGTTGAAACCTTGCAACCACTTGTTCATACCATCCTCTTTCTGTTCATCAACTAACTCATAGGTAATGTACAGCCGAGGTGTGCTACCCTTGTTGAACTTATCGTTCTTAGGTGTATGCTTACCAGCACATACAACGTGTACGAAACGAGCTTCATGTTCACGAGCTTCAGGTGGTACGTAAGTAGATTTAGTAGCAGTCATATTATTTGTTCTCCAATAATTAATCTTAGTGTGTCTCATACCATGACAACCCAACCTTCGGGCCACCAGCAGTGGGACATTTAAACTTTAAGTAAACACCAGCACGTACGAATGCGTCCTTCGCAATGTCCATGTAGGCATCAACATCTTTCTCTGCAACAAGGTCTTGGAATTCATCATGATTAAACATGACCTTCTGAACATCAAGTCCAGCCTTCGCAACACCATTGTTAAGGTAACACCATGCAACCTTCATGAACGTAGCCTCTGCTCCTTGTAGGAGATACACTAGCATCATATGTGCTGAGCGTACATATAGCTTACGACCATCAGGTGCAACAACATAACCTCTCTCTTTGTATACCTTATCAAGCTTAGCAAGTAGCGCTGCTAGTGCAGGCAACCCAGCCATGAAGGTAGCTCGTATCTGTTTAGCCTTACGTACTGTCACACCCAAGGTATCAGCAATCTTAGGATCACCAGCACCAAAGAGTAGACCGTAGATAAAGTTCTTAGCTAACCGTCTGTTGTATGAGAGGACATTATATATGTCATCATGAGCAAGGTCATGTATGAACTTACCCTTACAATGTTCTACCCAGTCAGGATTAATCAAGCCAGCAGCCAGTCCATTACGTGTATGCACATCAGTACCTACGTAGATCTCTGTCTTATCTGGTTGTTCAATCGCTTCCTCACCCTCACATACTGTTCGTATGTACTCCTCATCACCCATGTAATGAGCTAGCATACGTAACTGACATGAAGCTGCATCAGTACCGATCATCTTGTAGCCAGTAGGTGATACGAAACAAGATCTAATCTCATGTCCATACCATCCTGTGCTTGGGATGTTAACAATACCTGTGTGCTTGTAGCGTCCTGTCGATGCGATACCAGTGATACCTTGTGATATCCTACCGTCTGGTCGGATACGTTTAACAAGTCCCTCTAGTAAGCTTCTACGGTGGCTACGTTGTAAGTAGCTAGCAATCTTCTTACCGACATCACTCTTCAACGACTTGAAGGAGTCCTCTGTAAGCTTAGGGCCAGCCCTTACCTTGTTACCATCCTTATCCTTGGCCTCTCTCTTAACAGGTTGACCGTGATAAGGTGATGATGGATCATCATGTTCTATCTGTGTTACCTTCTTGAAGTTATACTCAGTAGGTATCCAACCAATACTAAGTAGGTATTCCTTCACTTGTTTCTCTGAGCCAAGGTTCAATGGTGTGAACTTGACACGACTGAAGGGGCCACCTACATCCTCATCAGTCCAATCAGTTGTCATCTTAGCTAGACCACCATTCTTCAAGAAGGGCTTACTAACTACGACACCGTGCATACTAATCTTCTTTGGTATGTCAGGTAAGATCTCGCGCTCAATCTCATTCATCATAGCAGTCAGGTCAGCGATACGTTCTTCCATCTGAGGTTGATCAACAGGACAACCATTGATCTCCATCTCATTGATGAACGTCTGTACCGTCTGCTCTAAGCGTAACGACTTGTTCCATGGTGCGCCACACCACCAGAAGTTTAGTATCTCCTGTCCACCTTCCTCGCATAACTTCTTATAGGTTAGTACGTTGATAGCTACATCCTCTGAGCAACGGTGTAACATCTCCATGTCGAATGTTTCCCATTGATCATACGATGGCTTACCTCTACCAACTCTGTAACCCCAAGCATCAAGACCATGTGGTCCACCCTTACCTTTCATATTGAATGGTCTGCGTCTATCAGGATGCTGCGTCCTGCTCTGTATGTACGTATCAACTATCTGTACATCAGGCTTAGGCTTCCAGTTGTATAACTTCTTAAGCATAGGTAGATCATAACCGATGATGTTATGTCCTACCAATACCTTTGCTGTATCCATGTAGTCTAGACTACGTTGTATCCAATCCTCCTGTCCAGTGTATGATTCAAACTTCTCCCCACTACCTACGTCTATCCCAACAAAGCAGTGAGCAGTAGTAACCTCTTCGAGTAAGCCATTAGCTTCCCAATCAAAGACTAGGTACATAGGCCAGTACCTTTTGCAGTAAGTTCAACGATCAGAATTACCAGCGATACTATGAGCGACCACGCAGCGATAATACAAAGCACCGCTACAGTTAGTTCCGTTATCTTATCAACCATCATTAACTCCCCGACTTCATCGTGCACTTGTTGCTCGGTATCAACCTGCTCCAGTAAAATGCTGACATCTCCCTCATCTGTTTTTCCTTCTTGCTTTCCGGTAAACCTCCCCTCTCAATTGCCAGTTTCTTTTCAATCGCATCACTTAGTTGTGTTATCTTATCACTCATAATCAATCCTCTTAAAAGTTAACCGTCACAGTGCAAATGCTTCGTCATACTGTTTCTCCAACTTCTTCATACGTTCCAGTAGTTCCTCCATCTCCTCCATCAACGCAACCTTCTCGCTGACAGCTGGCTTGACACGATAATTTAAGTAGGCAGCGAAGGTAGGACTCGGTGTATCTCTCCAAACTTCTTTAGGTGTACCCTCCGAAAGAAGGCACTGTATCTCGTGACCATCTGCCCATGCCAACATAGCATAATGATGTACATGCTTGGCCTCACAGTCAGGTACTATACGATACGTTAAGTCAGGGTTGAAGGCAGGGTCAGTTACCCCTTTCCAATTCCCACTCAGATTCAACACCTGCACCCGCTCACCTTTGGCAAATGCTTTAATAATATCACAGTGTATATGCTTCTTCATAATCAATCCTCTTAAAAGTTAATAGATACTGTACCGATAACAACATTACCAAACAAGGCACCTGATACACAGTGATACCGTACAGTAGGGACAGGCATGAACACCAAGCCCTTGTACATGGTAGCTACGTGTCCCTCGTAACCATTCACTGCTAACACAGACATACCGTAACTGCCAGCACCGTTGAATACTGTCTTGTTATAACCAACACCTATGTAATTAGATGCCACATCATGACTGTTAGAGAAGTCGCCAATTGAGTACGTCATGTGCCACTCGTAAGGCTCTGTCAGTTGATGGTACGTATAAGCTACGATGTTGTTAGTCTCGTTTAACTCAGACGTATCGCCTGTTAGGTGCTTAGTGTAGAAGCCTACGTTAACCTCATGATGTTTCTCCTCTGCGTTAGCCTCGTATGCCATGCCTAAGCACACACCCACACCCAATGCCAGTACTATGTCTCGACTAGTAATCATTAGAAGTCCTCGCTTGCTGTGTATGATTGCTCCCCGAAGGTAGCAGTTGATGGATCATAGATGAGAGGGAAGCGGCATGTGTTACCGAACTCTCTATCGAACAACATCTCCAAGGTAGAAGTATTACGTACTACCTCGTCCTCATTCAATCGATCACGACTGATACCCCAACCATAGTGTGCCCACTTCTCCATAGCACGTGACCCTGTGAACTGTCCAGCTAGTACACGACCACCTTGCTCATGTGGTGTGCCCTTACCAACAGGGTTAACGTGTGTGTATACAAAGAAGGTACAACCTAGATCAGCAGTAAGCTTAGCAAGATCAGTCATGATCATGTTCAACCTATCGTTAGCCTCACTAGCACTAACACTACTAATCAATGCAGTAAGAGGATCAATGAAGAAGTACTTAACTCCATCATGTATACTCATACCAGTGATAGCATCCTTAACACACTGCCAGTCCCTGTCTTGACGACTGTCATAGATCTTAACCTTGTCCCTGAATAACTCCATAGCTTCTTGTAACTCAGCTGGTGTGTACTCAACGTCAGGTCTATGGAATGGCTTACGTGCTGCCTTACCAGCTATCATCTTCATTGCCTTGGCACCAGAGAACTCGAAGGTAAACAATCCGATTGTCTCCTTGTGTTCACGTACCAACCAATCAGCTACTTGATAGTGGTGATCCGTCTTACCAATCTTAGGTGCAGCACCAACGATATGTATCTCACCAGTACGTATACCAAAGGTGGCAGTAGTAGCCGATGGCCAAGGCCACGACAATCCCCACTCAGCCTTCTTACCTGCATCATCAAAGTAATCCGATGCATCCTTCACACCATCATTACGTACAGCTTGTGACTTCCATTTCAATGCAGTGAATAACTCAGCACCACGTCCTGCCATTGTCATGTCGTTAGGATCTTTAAGTGGGAGCTTAGCAGCCATACACTTCTCTTGTCCTAACAAGGTGATTAGCTTACGAGTGCCTTCCTCACCAGCTGCATCTTGATCTAAGCAGAAGATGAAGCGGTCAACCATACGTAGTTGATCACCCTTACCCTCTAAACATTTCAACCCTGACTGAGCACCCATAGGTAATGCAATCACAGCAGGTATGTTCTTCTCATACTGCGTACCCTTCTGTGCAGCACGGAACTCTTGGATGACTGAGGCACAGGACAGTGCATCTTCAACGATGATTAGATCACGTTGCCCCTTACCTATCTCTTCCATTGCCTTCTTCCAGTTGAAAGGATCAGCACCCTTACGTTGACCCATAGCATAGAAACCTTTAGGATCACAACGTCTTACCTCATACCCTGTGATCACTCCATCGATCTCTGTTGGGTAGTAGTGTGAGTGGATAGTCTTACCATCAGTCTGACTAACTGCAACACGTATACCAAGGTAAGCTAACACACCCTTACGTAATCCACGATCAGGTATGTCACGTACTGGCATGTCATCTGTTATCTCCTGTAGTTGAGCAGCCAGTTGCTCAGGTGTTAAACGTTTAGGTGGCTCTCCCTTAGTAGCCTTACCCTCACCATAAGGATCATCATCAACATGACCACACTTGTAACAGTACGAATCAAACGTACCATCATCTTGTTCAAAGACTTGAGGCGAACCACCACAGGCAGTACAACCTCCCTCTATTTTTTCATAAGGCCGACCAGCCATAGGTAACACTCCTCTTTACTTATTCGTTACTACTAATTCTTTATATTAAAAGAAATTAAAGTAGATATGATTGAGACTGTATGATTAATTAGACAGTGCAGTTTCTAAAAGGTTCAACTTATTTTTAATTATTTCTTTATCCTCCTCATCAAGGGTAGCACATGACTGATACGATGAACTGCATATCACGACCGTGTTATCACGTGGCGACCGAGAAATATCTCTACCCCATCTGTATGCACTGTTTGTATAACCGTTGTCCCAACGCACGCTATAACTATGACCATCGTCTCGGCAACTAAGAAGTACCGAGACAACAACACCATCCACGCCACGAGGATTGTTATAGCATTCATGATAGATAGTAGTAGACGCCCTCATTCTAACTCTATCACCTACCTTAAGCATAACGATGCTCCAAGAATAGTTTCCAATCACCACTAGGTACAGGCTCATTGTCTATCCACTTCTCTCTAGGGAGAAAGTAAACCCAAGGAGTGCTACCCCCAAGGGTATCTACTTCCTTACGAGTGTAGAAGCTCTCATTGCTTTCTAGACTATCGAGATTAGCTAGCTCATCAGGTGTGACACGATACATCTCAAGCATGATCTTAGTATCACCTCCCTCCATGACACCGGGGAATCCACCAAGAGATACCATGCTATACACAGCAGGTAACTCAGTAGTTGAAACAAACTCAGCGTTCTGCAGGTAGTGGTGATTGCTTAAGCCCTTACGTAAGGAACCATACACGCCAACCAATGTAGAATCTTTCATAGTAGTGCCTCTTTAATTATTTGTTTGTCTTCATTAGATAGGTTGTCATCGCTCATGTAGTCTAGACTACTCACTGTTACAGCTGACGAAGGAGCTGCGTGTTCATAGATAAACATTGGAGCTAACTTACGATTGACTTGGTAGGATAAGAATTCATCTAGCCTACCATCGCTTAGTATACGACGTAGTGTTACACCACCTTCTCTTACGCTCGTAACCTTCCATCGATAAGCTCTATTGGTATAACCTAGCACATCACCAACTTTACAATACGATGCACTAACCATCATGCCAAAGCCCTCGCTATTATGTCCTTATCCTCATCAGACAGTTCATCATCATTCATGTAGTCCAGACTACTTACTGTTAGAGCCGATGGCACCCCTGCGTGTTCGAAGATAACCATTCCCCTTAACGTATAATTGTATACCGGAATAGCCCGACCAGCCAGCTTGCCATCTTCTAGTATACGCCGTACCGTGACACCAATTGCCATTGTTGATTCAACCAACCATCTGTTGCCATCCCACGAATGGCCTATCGCATCACCAACCGAGCAACACATTGCATTAGCCATTAGCTATCTCCTTGAAGACTTCAACATATTTTTCTAGGGTAGTACCTGTCAACCCACACGCTGTGTTAATCTCAAGTACATAGTACCTATCATCACGCTCATTCCACACCATGTCAACAGCTCCAAAGTCAAGACCGAGGGTTCCAACACTCTCGACACACATATCAAGTGCCGCCTGTGGGAGATCAACACCCTCCCGACCGAATATAAATCCGTTAGAATGGTTACGAATTTTCCAATTGACATCCTCATCTGCAACTTTACGACTCCTCATCTTACGTTGTTGGTCTATCACCTTGCCGTTTACTACGTGTACTCGATACTCATGCTTCTTGTTAATGTACTTGACATACAAGGGGGCATCAATCAACTCGTCCACTGTTGAAGCAATCACAATACCCTGTCCACTGTGACCGTTAAGCTTACCACGGCAGACGACTAGCCCTTCTCCAATCCACGTTGCTGCGGTCTCTTTGCTCACTGTCCACATCGGCACCACCTCGGTAGGTAGTGAACGGAATGTCTTCAGCTTGCACGAAGCCAGCCTCACTGCGCTGGGTGGATTCAACAAAGGCAACCCACTCTCTTCTAAGTTGACCGATGTTTCCCCCCGACTCCCCCAGTTGATCACTAGATGTTGTTGGCTCGGACGATAGCGGGAGTTCTTCAATTTGATACGTTTCGAATCCAGTGCTGTCGCTAGTGCCTTGGCTGACTTGCTGCCACTCTTGTAAGGCAATATAAAAATCTTTTTGTTGCTCATCAGTAAGCTCTCCGTCTAATATTTTAAATGATTTGTCTAACGTTAATGATACTACACTACTCTCCATGAACCATGGGTTCCTAATAAACATGCTGCCTCCTATACTGCTAGTGTTTGCATACCCTTGAGACTATCAGTACAGTTAGGACATACAGGCTCATTGAAATCCCATGACATATCAGTGTCCATCTGCTCTGTTATCTCACATGTGCAACAGATACAACCTTCAGCTGTTAGTATCTTGAATGCCTTAGCTGTAACAAGATCACCTGTCGGGCCATACAAGTAAGCATCATCATGCGAAACGCTTGCCTTAGTCACATCATGTAAGATAATGATGTCACGCATGTCACGAGGCACACCATCTCTACGTAGGTTGTGCGACACACTCACTACCTTGCCAGTGTATGCACCTTCCTTGAACTTATCTTGATCGACTGCATGTACAGCGTAAGCTTGTAACCCACCTGCTACGATAGCAGTACCATGCATGACACCGTACTGCTTACCAGTACTAGTAGCTTGAGGGTATGGTTCGAAGTGTGACATATCAACCTCGACATACTCACCAATCTTATGTTCCAAGCGCTTCATATCAGCAGCTACCTGTGAGGATAGCGTCTTGTGTGTAGTCTGGACTACTTTCGGAGCTTGAAATTTCTTATAGCTGCGAGAGCTTTGGCCACCATTCCAGTTGGTTGCGCTTTTGTACGCACTCAGCGAAGCCCAGTACCTCTCTGTCTCAGGCATAAGCGAGACTGTTGTCTTGGTTACATCACCCATCGCACCGTAGTGCATAGGTAACTCGAACTTAACATGCACACCAACAGGTAACTCTTTAGGTGGGTCAATCTCAAAGACTACCTTCTGTCTGCTAATGGCTGCATGTATCATCCACTCCTCACTAGCACCGATGTAGATATCCTGTCCCTGCACCTTAGCTATATGGAATGGACGCTCATCATTACGTACAAAGTTGAATGAGTTGTCCTCATCATCATGCCATGCCAGTACAAAGGCACCATCAATGGCCTTCACTGTGTCCTCTACGCTACGTTTAGATAGAGTGAAGGCTATCTGATCACTATCAACAGCGAACTCCTTGTGATCCTTGTCAGTGGCTAGCTTAGATTGATCATCAAGCGTGCCATTGTGTACCATACAGATGTTATCATGTGTGAATGGATGTGAGTTGTCAGATGTATGAGCACCAACAGTAGCCCAACGATTGTGTCCTATGAAACCGTTAGCCGTGCTAGCATTCTTAGCAAACTCCTTGTTAGCTGGATCAGCTAGTAACTCAGATGCATTGACACCATCCTTAAGTACCCATGCCTCACCATTCTTCTTGATCTTGATGATGCCAGTACCATGCACACCACGCAGTTGATCAATGATTAGTAGGTCATGGAAGATAGCACCGTGTGTGGTGCCCATGCCCTTACCAAATACCGTTACGATACCACACATTATCCTGCACCTCTCATATAATTAACGAAGTCTGTACGACCGCCTGTTAAACTTTCTATTGCACCCAGTATAGGGCTTGCCTCTACATCACAACGCTGTGCATAGTCGCATACATCAGCGTCTGACGCTACATTACTACAGTATGTATGCTTAGCAAGTAGCAACCCCTCACCTACCACCTGAAACATGTTCACCTTATCACTAAATAGCTCGGCAATTTTCTCACCAAAAATAAAAGAGGTAAGACGTGGTGCCTCCATCTTACTCATACGAGTGATGGTATCTTGCACATCATCCTCGCCTAACAACATAGCGAATGTCTTGATAGACAAGAAGATGTTGATCCAATCGAACAGCTTATCCTTATCAGTAAGCGTACCACTCATACGAAACTCTATTGAACCGTACCGTGACAGAGCTGACAGGTTCATAGCTGCGTAACGAAAGTTACTGTGAGCTAATGTATGCACTGCGCTATCACTATCAGGGTTAAGGTGCACTCTACGTACACGGTCAGCAAGACCGCCGTTCTTGTATGATGGTACACAGAAGTTGTTATCGGTACGTGACTGCTCACACATAGCGAAGATAGCATGTTCGAATGTAGTGTAGACTACAATCATGTTCAATAGCTGACGTGTTGTCATATCACGTGCATCTATGTGGATGTGTGTTGATGTGCGCTCATTGGCTATCAACTCAGGATGCCTATCAATCATACTGTGCATAGCCTCGATTGATGTTACTAACCTAGCACCACCTTGAGGGCCATCAAGTATGAACTCGATACCACCATTACGTAGAGAGGGATCATGCTCTGTCTTCCAACCACCAACATTTATTTCCGTATCGTATCCCTCTAACTCGTGCTCAATACCTACCATTGTGTTACTGACTAGGTAAGGAGATACATTACAACCCACTGCATCGTCATCCTTCTCGAATATCTCATACATCTTCTTCATCGTACTAACCCTCGTGGATTTCAACAGTTGCTATGCTCTCTAACTTACTAGCTAGATGAGCGGAGGAAGGGAACAAGATCACAGTATCACCGTGCACCTCACCTACTACCTTATCTCGATACCCTAGTAAGGGCATGGCATACCCATACCTATGACCAACAAAGAAGCTACGATCAATACGTACTGATATGTGGGTACTAAGCAAGGCACATGCCTCTTGTAATGAGAGCGACTTGTTATCATACATGTCACTGAGTACCTTGTGTGATAGGTATGGTTCGCCTATGTACTCAACCTCGGTAGCAAAGGGAACCTTGATAGGTGCGGTGCCTCGTATGTTGAACCCCTTCTTGTATGCACCATCGAATGATTCTGTCATGACGTACCCAACAAAACCTCTGAACTGTACGACACCTAGTGTAGGCCAGTCAAGTATCAAACGCTCATCATAGAAGTCTATCTCTAACGAACGTTGATCATTATCTAAGCGCAGTATACTACTGTCAACACCACGTACAGTGTGTGCCTCGATACCCTCATCAGTGCGTACACCTACGATACAATCAGACAGGTACATCGAGGTATCCTGTCTTGTGTATAGCTCTCGATCCTTAATCATTACTCAATGCCTCAGTTATAATTTGTTTATCTTCAATGCTCAAGGTATCATCGTTCATGTAATCTAGACTACTTACATTCACCCTGAATGATTGCTGTCCGAGCTTGAAGTTGCTTGAGTAGAACACAGCCGATCCGAGACCCACCAACGTTATGACGCCTATATTACCCCGCATATCGGAATGTGCTACTGTATACGTATCTCCTACATACACTCCGGTATGTGGCATGTTTCTGTTGATTCTTACAACGCTATCACCTACTTTAAACATAACGCTTCTCCTATGATACGCTTGTCTTCCTCATCTAACACGGTGTCATTCATGTAGTCTAGACTACTTACTACCGTCATTGATTGTACTAGCTCGAAGTTCTCAGCGTTGTATAGACCAAGCATACCGTCCAGTTCAACGTAACGTAGTCTTGAACCTTCACGTAGTTTGATGACATGCGTGACTGTATAAACCTCACCTACAACCATGCCGCGGGCATAGTTCCATGCCACCGTGCGGACAACTCTATCACCTACTGCAAACATAACGCCGCCCCTATTATCTCCTTGTCCTCATCAGACAAGTCATCACAGTCCATGTAATCTGTACTTCTCACTATTACCTTATCTTGTGCAGGTATGTAGAGTTCGAAGTGTCTTTTAGCAACCGGATAATCCTTGCCCACTTGATCCTCTCTGCGCGGTGGTGCAACAAGAATTTTAACTCTCATCCTATTGGAGCCATGTGCTGTTGTATTAATCACCTCCATTACAGCCTCATGATTGGTGAGACCATACACTGGGTGGTCAAGTTTCTTACCTACTACTATATCACCTACTTTAAACATGACAGCGCCCCCTCTATTAATATCTTATCCACATCGGACAGCTCACTGGATTGCATGTAGTCTAAACTACTCACCGCTACAACATCACACGCAGTGCCAAGATAGATAAAGTCCTTACACCGGACACCGTGTCTACTACCAATGGTATCAGGACGGGTGCGATGTTGCACAACTTTAACTATCATGACATTCCGACCTCTCACCTCTACCACCTCCAAGGTTGCATCATGTGTGGTGATAGTGTAGTCGAGATAAGCGGGAGTTTTACCCTGAACTATATCCCCTACTTCAAACATGGTATGACTCCGGCATTATCAATCCTAATTGTTCAACCCAATGAGCAGCAGCTACCTTGTCTGACTCATTGATGATACGTATCAGCTCATCGTTAGGCAGTGAGGCATAGTGATCTAGCATGTGCGTCTCATCATGACACAACACAGCTTGAGCATATACCCAACGCATCAACTCCTCATCCTTCAGCCAGAAGTTAGAGAGCACACGATACTCAGCACCGTATGCTTTAGGACGGTAAGCACCTGCCTTACCATACAAAGAGCGACGCTCTACATCATCGTCTAACAGGACAGAGGGCAGACCCAATAGGTAGTCACACATACGCATGACTTCTACCTGTGAGGTGGCTGTCACGGCCTGTGAGAACCCTATGTGCACATGTCCCCCCGCTGTACGCAGTGTAGTCAAGGGAGATGACACATCATTAGCACTCAGTGTCCATGCATTGTAGTCTGGACTACATCCAAAGTCTAACGCTTGGTCAGGCATAGCCATAAGCACAGGCTTAGTGTAATGATGCGATGCTTGAACACGTACGTCATACCCATCAGGTAATCGTGTAACAATCTCATCCATCACCACATTGGTACGTGATACGAAGTCATCGGCATTAGTAGCAGGCCAGATGTTAAGCTCAGCTAGCACGTTGTCTTCTTGTATGGCACCTTGATCAACCTGCAAGGGCTCGTCCTTAGTACCACCTAACAACCCAATAGCATGGGCTATAGTACCTCGGTTAGTTACAAAAACTTCAGCGTCATGTCCAACAGTTAATGCGTTCATCTCTCTATCCTTTGTAGTTTAGACTACATCATTGATAAGTTCATCGTGTAACTTGTTCAGTTGTGTGGCTAACCGTGCCATAGCAGCTGTATCGTTGCTATCTACAGCGAGAGGAACAGATATAATGTCCACTACCTCTTTCTTCTCTTTGTCATACCGTACTGTGTATGCCTGCTCTAACAGCAAGTTACCCAGCAATTCCTTACCGCTGTGCTTATCACGATCATCCGTGTATGTCAACCAAGTAGCCACACCGCCCGCCTTATACTCAGGCTTAACACGATAGCTTTCTTTCTGGTCGTGTCGGCTAGTCGGTACCTTCTTAGTGCCCTCTGCCATAGCAACGTACCGTTGGTAGTCACGCGGTGTGAAGGTGTTGTGACATACCACTGCATGTTCCGCGTCCTCATGCTTGAGGGTTGTTATGTTACGGTTGTCTTGATAGTCCAGCAAGTTACCTGCAATCGCTGCCATGTGCTTGTTAACCCCCAACCCTAACAGCTTGTGGAAGATGTCAACCTGTCGGTAGTGTGTATATGCATGACGATACATAGACAGTGTGTTAAGCATGTGATAAGGACGACCACGTGTACTCACGTTGATGCCATTCTCTAACATATCAACTGGGCGGTATTGCTTGGTGCCTAGTACTAAGCCACCGAATATCTTAGTTGATAACAGGTACTCGTACCATGCAAGCGCCGCTGCCTTGTCCTCATACTTAGCTTCCATGTAATAGCGAATGAACTGTACACCATCGTTAATCTTTGGCGAGTTTATTTTGTCCGACCATTCCGCTTGTTCCTCAAGGTGCTTGAGCTTACCGAAGCAGTGCTCGCAGTCTAGGAATACTGTCTTGCCATTACCGTATACAATATCATAAGCGATAGTTGTCATTGTCTCTCTCCGTTGTTGTAGTCTAGACTACATTGATATTCAAAAGGTTACACCACGTCAAGCCCGCCTATGATAGCGAGCTGTGTGTGTCCTAGTCTGTGATCTTCTTCATCTTCTGCTTGAAGACGTTGTCCTCATGCACCATGATGCCAGTCTTAACGTACCCTTCGTGCCCCTTATGGGCCATCGCATTGAGTAGCGTGTCATACCGTACCGCTGTCACTGTTATGATCTTCATACACCGTACTGCTTCATCAGTGCATCCTCATACTTGATCATAACTTGGAACAGCTTCGTGTACTGCCCCACGCTAACCGCTACCATGGGCTGAGCTACCGTGTAACCATCCTGTAAGTGCAGGTTAACTTGGTTCTCTAACTCTGAAGGCACCGTATCCACTAAGATTTTATATCGACTACTCATACTCTACCATCTCCATGTCATAGACATAATCTTTATTACAAACGTCAGCTTCTTTCTGGTATACCTTAGCCCAATGGAGTGCAACGCGGTGTGTCAAGTTATCATGTATCACCTTCTTGCCACCTCTCTCATGTCGCACTATCCGCCACGCTTCAGGTACAGCTGGTAGGTTAGACATGTCCTGAACCCCCGTAAGCCTTACGAGCACGTCCATTACGTCTTGCCTTACCATGTGCCTTGACCTTAGCCTTGCGTTCCAATGCTGACTTGCTCACACCGTCACGTACCACATCATACTCGTTGTACTTACTCATAACTTTACCCTACCTTATGCTAATGCTGTATGCTTGCTGACTACTTCATGTAGTCTAGACTACTTGGTTGAACTTAAACGGATTATACCTGTGACCTCATCGTATATTCCGCACTGCATCTCGGCTAGTGCTAACGCTCCACCTAACCGAGTGGCTGCAACTTCAAAGGTAACACCTGAGTTTAAGGTGATACGATACTGCTTGTACATGGTGCACTTGTCGCCCTTCACATTAACATCCATCGTCATGTTCCTCATCTAACATCATGATCATGACAGAGATGTCGCTCTGATACTTCGCCGCATCCTCTTCACCTGTCGCTGTTAACATACCGCTAGCTTGATAGGACGCCAACTGTTTACGTAGGCTGAGTAGGTAGGTGTAAGCTTGTACGTCAACCCCCTTCTTCCCTTGCGCTAACAACTCTTCTACTTGCTCTATGTAAGAGCGTATTCGATTTAATTGTGGCATAACGTGTACCCCTTGGTCAATCGCTAGCTTAAACAGCAGCTAGCTTAGCGTCAGCCTTAACGCGAGTGTATGTAGCACCACCTGTTGCTTGAGTGAAAGCGTCGTCGGACATCGTGTTCACTGCATTGGTGGCCTGCTCAATGAAGGTATCCATCATGACACCTTGCATGCTCTCACTCAGCTGGCCTAACAGCTCACTCAGTACCACGAACTTGTTGTTGCTTAGGCTAGCATCATCATCAGACTTAGCTGGCCCTGCGTTGGCGTGTACTGTGTCCTTGGCTACCTTCTCCTTGTTAGCTTCGATCTTCTTACGCTTGGCTTGGCTAACTGAGGCACAACCCTTAACATCGATACCCGCAGTGGCTGCTGCTACTAGGTCAGACTTAGCTTGTGACCAGCAACGTGGTAGGTTGTCCTTAGTACCAGCCTTAGCACATGCTGTACGGTAGTCGCCCTCTGCTTCCTGACATGCTTGCTTGAACAACTGCAAGCTATCACTCGCCTTGTACAACTCAAGGATCTTGTCGCTAATCTTAGCAGCCTGCTTGTCGATCAACTTCTGGCTGTTAACTGCTGCTTTTAATACTGCCTTTGCATGAATCACTAGGTTAGTCATAATCTTTTCCTTTGTAGTCAGACTACATGTTAAACTGGGTAGGCATGATTGCCTGTCTCTCTCAACTGGTGCCCAGTATCTCATACCTTGGCCACCTTGTCTACTCTTTTCTCTAATTCTTTTTCTCTTCTTTCTTCTTCTCTAGTTGGTGATCGGTTAGCTTCGGGCTGTATGCGAAGACTTAGGCAGCTATTACCTTACCAATCAGACTTGGCCTCTTGGCCTGTGTCTCTCAACTAGGAAGCTAGTATCTCACACCTAACTTACTATGTCTATGTCTTATTGCGACATTAACTCTTTTCTTTTCTTCTTCTTTCTCACTCGCTTTCTCCTCTTCTATACCCGTCCATTCCTCTTGTATCTTATGAGCCCACTGGATGAATGCAGCATCCACCTCTCTCGCTTTCTCCTCAGCTACCGCTTCTTTATACTCCTTTATCACTTGTTCAAGTATCACAGTCTCGCTCTTCTCTATCTTCCTCTGTTCTAACACCATTCGTTCTTTGATTGCACGTCTTGCCTCTATCTCCTCATCTTCTATCTTCTTCCTTCTCTTATCCTGAGTTAGCTGGTAACACGAGGCACACATACCTAACTTGAATCCCATCTTAAATGATATCTCTTGATTGCAAGTGATACCCTGTTGAAACTTATGACCGCAGATCATATCTCTTCCCCGTCTTCCATTAAGTAGTACGTACCATCCTCATTGACTAAGTAGAACTCATTCCCTGCTGTACGTTGGATCTCCTCAAGGCATGCCACTGCCTCACTCTTCTTCAACTCACCACTATTAAGTTTAGCTAGTATATCCTTAGCTACTGCTTCCACTTGTTCATAGTTCATGTTAAGTACCTCTATCTAGTTCAATGATTATTTCACGTACTGTTAAGGCTAGTATTGTAAGAGAGAATGGGATGACTGCTATAACGAAGGCGATTACTAGCAGTTCCATGTTATCCCTCCCACTTCTTTGGTGGATTCATCTTACACATCTTGTATACCCAACGCATGACAACAGCACATGGTATAACAACGAATAAGGTTAAGAGATGCAACGCTACCATGATAGCAGTGGGTAGGAAGCAAAGGCAGATGATGATTAAAGCTATTGTTTGAAAGTCCATTATAGAGTACCTGATAGTATGAATGAGTAAGCCAGTATTATTACACAGCTAGTGATTGGATGCAAGCGAATAAGGAGAAGATTAATCATGCCTTCACCACCTTACACCGTGTGTTGAGCATACGACTCTTTTCCTTGGCGACCACCTCTGCCTCTTCAAAAGTATTAAAGGTGTCTGGCTCCTTAGAACCTTTATCACTCTCAAGAATGAACCACTCACCGCACATTCTAATCTTAATCTTAAACATTACTTACTCCCCTTACGACCATTGTTCTTAGTATCAGACTTACAGTAACAGCTACTATCACAAGACATGAACTCATCTTGATCTGGTTGCTCATCTTGGTGTATGGCAGCTAGGACGAATCCAACGATACCACCTACTAAGAGCATTAGAGCGAACACTATAGAGAACATAATAAGAACCTCTTTAACGATAAAGGTAGGATACCTCGATCTGTATACAGTATGGCAGTTATCATTAGGTATGTCTACTACTCATTTCATCTTTACACAACATAGTCCGACTACACTAGTGCGACTAAGGCTGCACCTATTCAGGGCATGTCCTATTCAGGGGTCATCTTAGTGGGGAATTGGCTCAAACACTTAGCACCACACCTCTCCGACAACAGTGTTGTCTACTATCACACAAATCAATGTTAGTGGCTACTTCCATAAAGGGCGTGTATGGGGGGCAGGGGCCGGGACGCTTGTGTTCTTAGCACCTTAAAAATATCTCAGAGGAATTATGAGAAGGAGACTACTGTCGACTAATT